CTTGCGCACCACCTACACCACCCCATGCACCATTGACATAGCCCTCAAACGAGTTAACAGAACTGTTATATCGAAAGTAACCGTTGGCTGGCGAGCCGTCTCTCTGAGCAGTTGTGCCTGATGGGATTACGGCTGAACCAGTATCAGAAGTCTTAGCTACTTTATTAGCCGTCTCGGCCGCGGATGCCGCCGCCGCAGTAGCGCTATTAGCCGCATTGCTTGCTTGCGTCGTTGCAGTTGATGCTGAAGAGCTGGCCGACGAGGCCGAACCAGCGGCGGCCGTTGCAGAGTTGCTCGCGTTGGTTGCCTGGGTAGTTGCCGTTGATGCAGAACCTGCCGCATTAGAGGCCGACGTTGACGCGTTACTTGCTGAAGTGCTGGCCGCACTTGCACTTGCCGCGGCCGCGGCCGCACTAGCGGCGGCAGCCGCCGCATCAACTAACAGGTCCCACTTTGTATAATCAGCATTTGAGCTAATTGGCGTCGTGCCGCTCGATGTATGGGCCGTGTTGCAACGGTAAACGTTTGCATTGCTGGAATCTTTTACCAGGTCACGGACGGTATAAGACTGTCCGGCGGCCCAGTTACCGCGCCAGTTACCAATCTCTTCACCTACCGTAGGATTGCCAGTTGAATCAAATGCCAGGATCTTGCCGGCGCGAGAAGTCTGTACCGGCAATACCATGTTGATCGATGCCGGATCCGTAACCGGGGCAATAATTGCACGTCCCAGGGCCTCGGCATTTTGTTGGTTGAAAATGGTTTGCTGATCTAGTTCAACGTTTAGCGATGCCGCAGTAAAGTCGCCACCAGTTACGTAATCGGATGCGCGGGTAATGTCCCTGGCGCCGACAATCGTAATCCTCTTAGTGGATCCTGGGGCCAAATTAAAAGTAACAAAACCTGTACCGTTCGCATTGATCGTTACCGTGTAATCTGTGGTGAGCGTCTTTAATACCGAGTCAATATAAACATCAATATCGGTTTGCGCCAATATTTCAAAGGTGAACGCATAGGGTCCTGTACCAGCCGAGCCGGTATAGACTACTCGTCTCACTACGGGCGATATTGGATAATCAGGCATTTTTTTCTCCTAAGAATTTATACCTTAAAATGGTAAGTTTTTCCATCATTATTTCCTTCTTGGCGGGGGTTCAGCCGTTAAACGCTCAAAATCCGGGGCGCGTTCCGGTTCAATATCGCCTGGCGCCCACCAGTAACGCTGGCCAGTTTCGCGTCTGTAACGCGCTTCGAGTTCCGCCATCCGCTGTTTAGCGTCCGGATCGCCCCAAATTTGTAAACGATCCAGGATCAGGCGCTCCAGTCCCAGGCGCAAATACCATATCGACGATCCTGGGGTATAGCGTCCAGCGTACGAAATCAGCTCCCGCATGAAGTGCGTATCCTTGCCGGTTGCTAGTTCCTGGACGTTGCCAATGGTAAGGCGGCGCGTATCATCTAAGAATCCGACGACTGGACCGGCAATAGTTTGCTCTAGCCCGCCGCCAAATCGGTTGACATCGTTAAATAGAAAATCTCCTAGGATGCCCAGGCCCCCGCCCTGAAGCAATGCGGCACCCCAAAACTCCGGCGTCATCACGGTTCTTGGATCGCGCCCCTTGGTAATCTCTTTGAGTTGCATAGCCAAGGCGCCGAATAAAGTAGTCGAGATAACAAGGTCCGCGAAGTACGCGCCCCTCTTATTGAAGTTTTCCGTATTCACGGCGCGCATGACGTGTGTATTGAGTAGCGTTACCGGGAAGTTCTTATACATGGAAAACGACCTGGCGATTTCACCGACAAACGTACCAGGACGGGATTCTCCGACCAGCATCACCCGGCCACGGATTGACGCAGAAGGCACGGCAAACTCCGTCTCCGACTGGATCATCTCCAGGAATCGCGTCGCTAGATCGTCAGCTCGCCCTGGTTGCAAGTCGGTCCGTAAGGCAATTTCTTCAGGACGCAAAAACGTTGCTCCTTCATGCTCATACAACCCGGACGCCCGCATCACCTCCCAATTACCTTCGCCCAGGCCATATCGGCTTAAACTGTCCTGGAGCGGCTTGTCCAAATCTGCAAATTTTTTGGCAGCGTTATCGGCCAAATAACCCATAAACTCCATGCCAAATGCCCAACGTCCGGCCTGGGTCCATGGAGATAAGCCGGTAATCCGCATCACCGTATCTGAGATCCGGCGTGTAATTTCAGGGCCGGTCATATCCCCGACGAATCGTGCCTGGGCCGCCGCAACACTTGTCCAGTTTTCAGCGATCAATCCCAGGCGCGATGCAAGACGCCCTTTCTCTTCAATGTTGAGCGGGACTAGGTTATCGGCGATCCGTTTAATTACGTCCGCAGTAGGGATGCCGGAAGTTTTAGCGGCAATACGCTGGAAGTTAATATCGGTTAATGCGGAGACGGCGGCCGCGCCAAGTTGCGCCGACTGAAGTATTTGGCGCAAGCCGGCAAAGCCCCTGGCCACCGTGCCATCGACGGGTGATGACGTAGATCCGTTAAGAATCGCGTACATCGAATCAAACATGCCCAGCTCTTTATTGGCCTTTTCGACCATCTTGCTTTCCGGATTGTTTGCCTCTTTGATCTTGGCGTCTTGCATGACGGTTTGATGGATATACCGCACCGTCGCATTAGGGTTAGGCCCGAGTATTTCCATCATAGCAATATCTCTGGACATTCCTTCCAGGTGATTAACCATCGTAACGAATGGTTCCGGGTTACCGAATTTCTCCTGGTACTCTAGCCAAGCATCGGCATTCTTAAATGCCAGGAATCGATGATCCTGGTGACGGGTGGCAAGAGACCGGCCACCACCAGCTCCGGATGGTTTAACTTTGTTCCAGCCTTCCGTCGCAATGGAATCAAATACCTGGGCGAGAGCCAGCTCTAGGCGCTCCGGCGTAAACTTTAAGCCAGTACGCTCATCAACCATCTTTTCCGGATCTAGGCGCTCACGGATAAAATTGGTCCACTCCTCCCGTCCAGCTTTGCGCACCAGCATCGAATCATGGATCTGAGGCATACCCCAATCACTTCTCTTCGAAATCGCACCGCCGGCCGCGTTAAAGCGCTGACGGGCATATTCCGCGGCAGTTGACCAGGATTGTGCCAACTCTTTTGCGGCGACTGATCCGGTGTCCTCGCCAAATACTTCGCGCACTAAGTCCTTGGCCATCGCTTTATTACCCAAGCTACCGGTTACTCCGCGCCTTCTAAAAGCTCCCAAGACGTCATCCATCTTTGAATAAATTTGTCCGAGTACGGCTTTGCGACGTGCCTCGACGTTGGAATACTTAGCAAACTCGTCGCGATCAAGCAATGCCTGCGCGGCCTTTCCTAGACTTTCTCCGCCGGCATACTGGTTTATGTCAAAACTGATCTTTTGCCAGTTACGGATTTGCAACAATTTCACGCGTTTCTTTTCAATCGCCTCTTTTTGCAATGCGTCAAAAGTATCTTTTGCGGCCTGAGTGCTTGCCTGGATGGGGTCCATCTTTTTGGCGTACTCCGCCTCTAGTTCATCAAATAAACCTCTAGCCTTGGCGGCCTGATCCGATGAGAGTTTTCCCTCATTCTCGCCGTTTGTAATACATTCTCTGAAGCTCATTTGACGCACCCTACCAAACGCTCTAACATTGATCTGTCCTGTTCGAAGTCGTCCAAAATTTGTCTTACAGTTTGCACCTCCGATATTCTCTCACCGGTTACTGGGTCAATTCGCTCGGCAATTGGTACTTCCAGGTTCATTAGATCCGGGTTGCGGTTGCCGCCTGTACCAATCTGTGCTAGAGTTAAGTCAGGAGTGTCCTTTATGAAATCATCTAAAAAAGTAGAATTTCTCGACGTTGAAGGGATCCCGGTAACGCTCGGCTCGGTTTCGGGTTTTACTGGCTTTTGCGCCGCTTGGGACAAAGATTCACCAAGACCCTTCCCAGCGGATTCGGCATTGCGCAATGGCGCACCAATTGATAAAGCAGAGTTTGAACGATTGAGAACGGCTGCAAACGCCTCATCATAGGCAAGTACCATTTCCGCATTTATCTTATTTATTTGATCCTGTTCAGCTAAGGTCGGTTGACGCTCCTCATCTAAAATACGGCGCAAGATGCCATCACGGGTTTTATACATATCGTGATACTTATCTTTGACCTTCATAAATTCAGGAATGCTAATCTGCACTTCTGCAATATGACCTTCAATCTCGACATTCATCTTAATATCGCGATAGCCACCATCGAGCGCCTTGACCTTGGGATCGAGTAGATTTCTAAATCCACTATCTAGGACGCGATACTGTGAGCGCAATTCTCTTAGTGCAACTCCGGCTTGCTGAAAGTTGTCAACGATAATCGCTGCGCGCAGTAAGTCCTTAATCATCGTTGCGTCGCCAGCATAGTCGAATATAATTTTCTCGACTGCTCGACTAGATCCTTTAAGACCTGCGGCTTTGTATTCACCATTGACCGTATTTGCGATCGTACGATTTATTGCATCGAACTGTTCTTTACGCAATGCGGCGTCTTGGTATAGATTACGCAGAATCGTTTGCGCATCAGGTGTCAACGGCGCAAGATGATCCGGATTAAGGGACTTGGACACATACTCGTCAACGGTAATCGGTTTGCCGCCATTGGGTAAATTACCCAGGAGATCACCTTCCAGGATGTCACCCTGGTTCTTAGCGCCAGTGGATCCTGGACCTTCATCAAATAACTTTAGCTCGTCTGCGCCTGGTTCTGTGAATCGATTGCTTTGCGACGGAGTTGTGAAATCGCCGCGATCTCCGCCATTTGGTAGCCTTTCATAACTCCCGTCCTCAATTGCTCGGCGGACGCTTTCGGTAAACTCGCGGACGTAAGTTTCAATTTTGGTTCCGCCATTGTCTTTCCACGCCTTGGCGATTCGGGTGAGATTGTCTGAGATGGGTCCCCGGACGTTTGCGTTATTTTCAATGATAGCGATTGCTTTGCCATAAATAGACTCTTTCTCTTCGTTGCTTAGTTTTGCCAGGGTATTGCCGGCCTGTTCAATATCGGTTGCATTCTTAACCAGGGTTTCAAATAGTTGTTTATCCTTGCGCAATTCTTTCATTGCGCGATCAAGAATCTTGGCCCGCTCCAGGAATAGGCTTTCGGCAATATCCTCATCACCGAATAGACCAGCTTGCTCGGTTTTAACAAATCCGGCCTCTCTAGCCTGGCGTACGATCTGCTCGGCCTGGACCGCGTTAGCGGGTTCCAGGCGACGCAAGAGTTGTAGGATGGCCAATTGCTGGGCCTCATCGGTGATATACCGGCCAACGATTGATCCGAAATGCGGTGGCACTACATCGTTGACCACGGCATTAAATGCTTTAGGCCCCAGTTGCGACAGTTCGTTTGCTTGCTTAACGAATTGAGACCTAGGTGGCAATGACTTAATCAGCTCAGGCGCATCTCTCAGAATCTTGGCGGCATCGATTAAAGTGCCAGTACCTTCTGCCAGGTTCTTACCAGCGGCCGTTGCCCTGGCATAAGCCGGATCAAATCCATCTACTTCGCGAATCTTAAATGCGTAAATTTGAATATCTTGAGTTGGATCTGTTTCCTGCAAACGTTTTGCCAATCCTAATCGTTGATGGCCATCCGCAATAAACGTACGTCCATCGGCAAATTCATACACGATAGCGGTATTAGCTTTTACTGGATCCCACTTGGTTATATCCTTGAGCCGCTCAGTAACGCCCATTACATCGCCGCCAGCTTTAAACTGGAATAGTTCGGCATCAACTAGCAAATCTTTTGGCTTGTACGCAAAAATCTCGCCGTTAAGATTGTCATGGAAAAATATATCTTTTGGCGAAATGATTGCGCTTTCAGGCGGAGCATTAGTGATCTTCGTTGAATTACCATCGAGTGCGGCGTTATACGATTGATCGACGCGGGCGTTATGTTCCAGGTTACCGGCATCATCTTTTAAAACATTGCCCTGGTTAACGGTTGCGTCAATCTCGTCAAGCTCTTTAATTATCTTGACATCGGGATCAATCTCATACGGACGGCCTTCGCGAGCTGCTCTAAATTTATTGAGCGCCTCGATGCCGTCAATCAATTGACGCTTAGTAAACTGTACGGCTGGCCTTGCACCCATAACGCCGGCCGTAATAACTCCAGCACCGGCGGCGGCCGTTCCTACGTTAGCCAGGAATGTTCTGTAATCGTATGGCAAATCAAGTGTCTTATACCAGTCTGCCACCTCAATTTGCGTTACGGCTTCAGCTCCACCATTCAATACTGCCTGGCGCAATGATTCTCTTAGAATTGTCGTACCAGCTCCCCTTGTTACATATAGGTCACCAGCAGTAATCGCAATATTTGGTAAGTCCGTTAATACGGCCGTTGCGCCGCCAGCTACGTCACCAAACCACCCGCCTAGGGTTTGACGTGCCGCTACATCGGCATTCACGTCACCGGCTTTAATAGCGCTCTTTTTAGCTCTTTCAAATAATGCGTCGTTGTCCAGGTTAATCAGTTCCGGGAATGTATCAGGACGCTCTTTAATAAAATCAAAAATTTGCTTTGAATAGTTTGTGTAGGCGCGCTCACCAAATCCACGCTCGGCCGTTACTTGGTTAAAATAATTGCTAGGATTAAAAAACTTGGTACCAGTCTTGTCCTGGATCTCTTTAACAATCGGATCCCATTGTTCTTTGAGATTGATTGCGCGCGAATCAGTTCGATTCAGTTTTAAATTTGCCTGGTATGCGGCGTTGAAGTTTTCTAAGAAACCAGTATCTTCTCCGCCTTTAAGCGGAGAAAAAGGAGTTGCTGATAGATTGGGTTCGTCAAAAACAAAACTCATTTAATTTTTTCTCTTTGCTTAACGCGATCTGCCAGTTCACGAAAGTTAACCACTAAGGCTGACTTATCTTTAATAGTAAATGCCAATGGGCTAGTTTTGCCGCGATAATCTTCGTAATACAAAACGGCGCGATCTGTATCGATAAATGCTGGATAACCTTTACGCAAGCGCTCGATCGTAAACTTCCTGCCCTGGTCATCTTCGGGTAAACCATTAGAGACTGCGGCAAAATCATCGTACGTCGCACGATCAATAATGTCTTTAAAACTGTCTTGTGCGATATTATTCGGAATCGGGATACGTGTGCCGCGATATTCAATAATCCCACCGTATGCTTTACCGTTTTTAGCAATGGTCATGCCTGACGCCTCTTGGAATGCTTGTTTGTACATATCCTCATCAAATGTTGACTTGCCGGCCACGATAGCGCGCTGGGTATAAATGTTGTCAGCAGTTTCAATAATTGCGGAACGTGTCTTAGGAACAAACGCATAGGCACCTCCTAGTTGATCGGTAATTATATTTTTCTTAATTGCCGCATCACCAGTACCTTGAAACGGTTTATTACCAGCCTGGCTTTGGCGCATACCATTAAGAGCATCATATACAGTCAATTTGCTTGCGCCGGACAAAACCAGGCCGCCAGCATGAGCAAACTCCGGTGCAAACTTTGATATCTCGTTCATAGCATTAAGGGAATTCTTTCCGAATCCCTGGTTTATTACACCTAGCAATGTAATCTGTTGATCGGGAGTTGCAGTTTGTAAGAATGTCGTAAGAGCGGCCGCCTCATCTTGGGAGAAGTATTTTGGAGAAGAGTTCATGCTGGCCGCAAATGATTTTGATTGAGTAACGCGCTCACCAATCTGCTTTATTAAATCAACGGGTGCCGCCGCAAAGTTTAGTGTTTTGACTTGTGCAAATCCGGTTTGATTCATGTAACCGACTGGATCCTTTTCCAGCATAGTCATTTTATGACTTAGGGTTTTTTGCGCTACGTCAGTCAGCATAGCCTGCTCAATAGTTGACCCACCCTGAATTCTAGTTTGTGCTTCGCGCACATAATCGCCTAATTGAATAGGTGACATTTTATTAAAAGCAATTGATTGTTGACGTAACAAGCTTAAGTAATTGGCCCGGCGCATGACGTCGTCATTGATTGGCAAACCCAAATTTCTTGCGCGTCCCATCAATTCACTTATAACGGATTCGCTTGGCACCTGGCCAAGAGAAAAAATTTTCAATGTTTCATTAATATCGGATTTTAGTTCTGCGCGCAATGATTTAGCTTGTGCGCCTATAGAGCGTAGATCCGCTTCAATCTCATTAACCAAGGCGCCCATGCGGCTTACATCGATGCCGCGCGTAATCCGATTTTTTTTAGTTGGGGTGCCAGCTTCATCATAAAGGGCACCAATTGGACCAGCTCCGATATCAGCTTTAACACGTTTTAAAAATTCTGCTTTGTTGGGTGCCTTATCGTATTCTTTTCTAAAGCGCGCAATATGTGCTTGCTCTGTAATTTTTTGCATATAGCGCTCAACCTCAGGTGGAGGCAGACTACCGGCGATTGCCGTTTTTTTAATCTCTTGCAATTCCGCAAATAACATCTTTTCGCCATCTATCACTCCGCTACTCATTATGCGGATGGCGTCCTCGCCACGCTGATCTAATGCCGCTAATGCAGTTGCTTTAATTTGCTGGGCTACACGGTCGTTATGTTTTTCTGATATTTCTAAGAATGCGACATTCTTCATCCGATCTAAATCGCTAGCTACGCGGCCACGCAATTTGGGATGAAGTAGGGTAGTTAAGGATTCGAGGCCGTCACGAACGTCGGATGCCTCCGATAAAAATTGAATTGGATCAGCATTCGGATTATTTTTAAACGCATTCAGTTTTTCAGTTAATAGTCTGCGTCCATCGTTTTGCAATTGCAATGCGACCAGTTCGTTTGCCTGTTCGTAAGCGGCTTTGTCGTAAACGGTTGTGGGCGCTCCAGCTTCTTTTCTATAACCTAGTTCCTGCTGTGCTTGCTCCGGAGTTTGTATAGAAGCCCGACCCTTTTGCTCGGCTTGTTCAAAACCTATTTTTTGAGCAAATGAAATTACACGATCGAGACCTTCATTTGTCGATGCGGCAATATTTTTGCTCTCGCGCATAAGGGGACCATAATCAATGGTCGGGGATGCGGCCGCACGATAAGGATCTACCTGAATTCCTAGTGGTTGATATCGCGGAAGTCTTTCGGCCATGATTAGAATCCAAATAAAGAATACTTGCCGCCAGGTCCGCCAGCCGTAGCATACGCCGCTCCAGCCTTGCCGACGGTTCCAATAGCGTTATAAAAACCTGCTTGCGCGGCCGCACTTCCGGATGTGCGCAAAATGTTGGCATTTGCTTCGCCTTGGTATTTATAAACATTGGCCTGGAATGCCGCCGAAGAAGCGGCCAATTTTGCATTTTCTTGAGAAATGTCAAATTCGGTGTAGCCCTCACGCAATGCGTAGGTTTGCAACGATCCAGCCGATCCACCAAATGGATCAATCGCGCCGGCGCCAGCTCTTGCGCGTACAGTAGAGATAGTTCTGTTTAAATTGGTAAGCGTTTTTAATCCTTCATTCCGCGCCCGAATAGCTTCAGTTCGGCCCTGCATTCTTGCTTGTTCAGCCTGAAACTGAGCTTGTTGTTGAGCTTGTTGGGCTTGTGCGTTATAAATTTGTTGTTGCGTAATTCCTTGTTGAATTTGACCAACGGCGGAAATAGCTGAAGCGACAAGGGCAAGTTCCATGATTATTGTCCTACTGAAATCTTATATTCCATGTTTAACAAATTAAACCCTAACGGTTCACCTTGAGTTACCGTTATTGTTCCCTCTTTGTCAAATCCTAGCAATGGTCCAGCTTTTTTTACTCCAGTAAATGGCTGGATGGCCGTGTCCAATACGCCTGATCCAAATTGTCTAAACTGAATTGGGTTATCGTTAATCGTCATAGACTGTGTTTTATAAACGTCCGCGTTTATCTCCATGATGCGTTTTTTGAATCCGCGAATATTCCCCGATGCCATTTTGGCTTCGACTGGCATAGTTTTTAGATTAATGTTGTAATTTAAACCCACTTGCCATGACGATGTTGCGGCCTTAGAAAATGTTACAGTTCCGCCGCCTGGCACTACTTTATCTTGCTCTAGGATACCGTCGCGGATAACTTTGACTGTTTTGCCTACCAGGTGCAACATCGATGCGGACGCTCCGCTAGTATTAGCAAACTTGGCGCAATCCATTGTCAGATCACGATTAAATGCTTCAACGTAATAAGCAGTTGATCCGTTTACAGTCCTGGTTACAATCACATAAACCGTATTAACGTCGACGGCTACGGCTTTAAATAGTCCATCCGTAACCAACTCCGACGGTGCAATAACGCTTTGTGAACGCAATAGCGAAATACACATAATCGTTCCATCATCACCATTAACGATATACAAGCGATCGGTGTCGTCGGTTGACGTCGCACGATTTAGCGCCATATCAACTGGATTTTTTACCAGGTGTCCCGATAATAATGTAACGTTGTTGGTAACATAAGTTGCCTCGGTATCAGTAAACAATAACTCGTTAATTGATTTACCTTGGCGTTGCAAAAATAAAGTGCCGGAATCCAGGCCAATAATTGGAAAATTGTTTTTAGAACCAATTTTTGTTGACGTACGAATAATAAAGTTTGTCGGCGTAATCGGCTCCAAGGTTGCCTGGGGTACGAAAAATTCGCCGCCAATACTAAAAATTTGTAGATCGCGGCCCGAATAAATATCTGTAATCGTATTTAATTGAGACGTGTCGATTGTCGCCTCGACCGCCTCATCATCCAAACCTTCGCCATATTGAAAATTAAAAAAGTCGGATACGCGCGATCCCCAAACCGTAGTCGGCCTAGACCTGGCGCCAGCAAAAAATAACCGCCCTTCATGGAAAGTAACCGATTTTGGCCAGCCGCGGGATGCGCTCCAGGACGGTTCATATCCGCGCTCAATCTCCCAGTTGCCCTGGGCGATATTGCTAGTATCAAAAAACGGAATCTCAACAACGGCTTTAACTTTTGTGCCTGATTCCAATGCAACAATTTTTGCTCTCCCCTGGGGTTCGGCATTAATGTATTGACCGACATCACTAGCTACAAAATAACTATTTTGTGATGTCAATGTCACATTACCACTTGTTGCCGATGGGGTTAAATGTCCAACGGCTGGAGTTGTCACCGTCAAGGTGTAAGCATAAGACGGGATCTCTTCAAATGTAATTGTTGAGACTGTCCAGGTTGCATCATTGACGCCACGTACAAATTTAAGCGGCGCCAAATCTTCCTGTACAAAAATAATCGTATCGGCCGATTGAGCAAACTTTAGTCCTGGAATTACTCCGGCCGTAAAACCGGCCACGGCTAAATAGTTATTGCCGGATCCATTGATATTGGTTACCAGGGCCTTGTTCTTGTAAATGTAAACGCGCCCAGGCACGATCGCAAACATATACGAATCGACCACATTAAACTGAAACTGTACAAGTTTAAGAGCCTGGCTTGCTAGGTTAGCCGGCAACGTATCAATGTATTGCAACCCTTCGCGACGACGTGCGCCGCCCTGGGGTTGAATAACTACATTGGTTGCTTTTTGTAAGGCGTTGTAATATTGATTTAAGTCAATACGGCCGCGCAATAGCGGGTCCAATTCCCCCACTACAAAATTGGTTTGAATGAGGACTGTGCGCGGCATTATCCAAACCTGACATTAATCAATGGGTATGCGTTTTGATTTTCCAAAGTAACGGATGGACGACTTTGAGCATCAATCGCCATAGCCTGGCGGAAAAATCCGCCACGCATATTTTCTTCAGGAAGGCCAAATGCTAAACGCTGATAATAATCAGCCTTAGTGAGCTGGTCAGTCACCATTTGCGCAAAATTAGCGGCCAAAACATACTTTAAGAAGTTAACAAAATAGCTAGGCATTTCACTTTCGGGAGTGCGGTATTGGTAATCAATCCATGCCTCTTCAATATTAGAAAGCAATTTATCTTGTTGTATATCAAATTCTACGGTAGCTGGATAACCTATGATGTCATCTGAGTAAACTGCACGAATTCCAGCCAGGCGGTCGCCTGGCAATTGATACAAATATTTCCAGCCAAATGCGGGCGTATCAACAAGACGAGCGAGCTGGACTTTCTTTAGAGTAAAACTCCAAGGATACATCGATAAAACCATGTCCCGAATGTCATCATACAAGCGGTCACAGATTTGCGCCGAATCAGAAGTTTCGGCAAATGAAGTTAATGGTTTTTGCCCTAGATAAATTAAAGCATCAGAGCATATAGATAGTTTCGTATCGCCTGACGCCATAAAATTCCTTTAATAAGTAAAACCCGGGCAGAAAAATCCGCCCGGGTTCATTGATACTGATTAGTCAGTATCGGTATTAGCCAAAGTTGTACCGTCGTTTACGTCAACAACGCCAGCGGCGTTAGATACAACATAAACAAAAGTTGCAACGATTGTGCTACCAGTTGAAGTGACGCAATAAATCAAATCGCCCACGTTAACGATGTCGGATACTGCATTAAAGTACCCAGCATTGTTTACATCGGCAATTGCGTCAGCAGTCTTATACCCCCACATAACTGGAGAATTACCGGCTTTAGATACGTTACCGACTGGACCAAAATTATCTCTTGTGAATGCCATGATCTAGCCTCCTTATTCAGCGCAAGTGATTTTAACGATGCCCTCAGAATCAATCGCTACTGAGCCGGCACTAAACATAGACGCCACCAAGAAAGAAGTTTTCTCGGGGATATAGTCAACGCGGCTAGTTTGATTGAGACCAATTGCCATGCCTACTGAATCGCGATGGAATGCGAATACAGTACGATCGGCGCCAGCCTTAGGCAAGCCACCTTCATCACGGTCACCGATGGTTACAAACTTAAAGCCCAAGAAGGTATCCACTTCGCCGGTTACCAATGCCTTGACGGTGTTGAAGTCAGAGCTGGTTACGGTTGTTTGACCCAAAAGAGCAGACAAGTTGTTTGCATGGACAACGATGGTACGGCCTTCCATTGGTACGTTCTTCGCGTCCAAATACTTCTTAGCGGCGCGAAGTTTACCGACATTAAGGTCAGTTGCAGATCCAGTTGTGCCATCGTTTTGAATTGTGTTCGCAACGGTGCCGGTGCTGGATGCGGCAATAAGTGCATCGATGATTACTTGGTCCATGCGACGGCCAATAGCACCGGATACGACTTGAACGAGTTCTTGACGCTCATTAAAGTTGACGCGTTGCTGATGGAAAATATCGCTATATTCCGCGGCGATATAGTCAGTCATGGTTGCAGTTACTTGTGAATAAGTAACATTCAAAGGCACTACATCGGTTTGTGGTACACGAACGGATGCGGTTCCCTTACCAATTTTTGGGAATTTTACAGTCGAGCCTTCTACGTTAGTGCGCTCACGGGTCAAACCGGCAAGGGCGCGTTGCGCCTGGTAAGCCTGTTTTACTTCGCTATCGAATAACGTAACGAAAGCATTAGAGATATTAATAGACATCTCAGTTTCCTTTCATATCAAAGTTTAAAAAATTAAAAAACATTTTTAGCTTTGCGATTATCCAAGCGGGTCGCTACGCGCAGTAACGGGCCTTGCGGTTATCCATTAAGTAACACTATAAATAAAAAAATAGTGCGTTGCAATTAGCTTTGCATTTTTTTTGTAATGACCGGGAAGGCTATCGGTTTCCCTCTCCAAACATTGAATAGACCATGTCCTCCACTTTTTTCGTGTAGATAGAATCTTTCCCATATTTCGGATCGGCCATCATCGATTGAACGTCGCTCATGCTTACTTTTTGATTTTCTTGCATTTCAAGTCCAGGAATGTCTGTTTCCATATAGGATGCCCTGATCTTGTGTAATGCAGAAATAAAAGCCGCATTGTTGCTGGCGCGACTAATTGCCTCAATCTCGCCCTGATTTAGGGTGCCGGCGTTTTGCATTTTGACTAACCATTGTTCCGTCGATTGAACAATCTTGTCCGCATTGCGGCCCAATTTCTTCATCTCGGTTTCTCGGCTAGTCTTAAATTGCTCTTCAGCGGCGCCCATGTAATTCGTGTAAAGATCGATCATTTGATCGAATTGTTCCTGGCTTAAACCTTGCTCCTTGGCCAGTCCCACGAAATCCTTTAGCATCGGATCATCTTCAGCAATCCCCTTGTCCTTCAGGGTGGTAATCTCATACTTACCATCCTTTGGTGCCTTATGCTTTCCAGCAGACATTTTGGCCCGTAGCTCGGAGTACGCCTTGGCCAAGCCCTCAACGTCCGGCCCCTCCTCTTCGTCCCAAAAAGTCTCGGGAAAAAAGTCCGGGCGAACAAAATCTAGTTCTTCGCCGTCATCGTCTTTTACCTGGGACCTGTCGGACGGATCTACTTCCATATGTGGCGCCGCAAGATCATCCATCTTTAGATCGGATTTTGCCGCTGGCTTTACATTCAGTAGGCTACCTGAATCTTCCTTGTTGCCACCTGTTGCGTTGTTGCCGGCTTGATTGTCGCTAGTATCAGCGGTCAAGTTGTCGGTATCGCTCATCATATTTTAAACCTCGCTCGTTTAATTCGCCTCTCCAATTCCCGGACAAGGGAGTTTTGTCCCTCGCGGGCAAACCCATGGGATGGGTCCTCGCCCGGATACCAGGTCGGCTGTTCGATGGTTATAGCTCTTAGCCAATCCAAGAGCCTTACGCCATCATCGGTTGAAAAGACGCGAGTGACCAGGAGATCAATCTCATTGTCCAATGCGCCTTTTTGCTTAATCTCCGGTGACCGGAGACCATCCCATCCTTCATCCATCATCTTTTAAACCTGTTGTGCTTGTGGTTGTTCTGCGCCGCCTTGTTGCGCGGCTTGGGCCATTTGCGCGGCTTGGGCCATTTGCGCAATAATTGCCTGGCGTTGTTCTTTTGAGTTAATCAAGTAACTTGGCACTCCCAATCGATCGGCCAGGTAATCCGCCAGCTCTTCCTGGTTAATCGCAAGCTGGGTGCCTAGACCGACTTGGCCGGCCACCTGGACAAATTGCAGTACATCATTGACTTCTTGCATATTCTGCGCTTGCGCCAGCGATCCAGTTGGTACGACTTTAATTTCAGATCCGTCCACCTTCAATGGGAAATCGATAATCCCCATTTCGTCCATAACTTCCATCGTGCGGCGCACAATCGGTTGCATCACCTCAGTAATCAAACGGCCATACGCTGGACCAATGTTTTGCGCCAGCTCTTTCATGCGCTCGGCTACTTCGGTTGCTGATCTTGCGCTCATGGTATCCGGCGGCAAGGTATCGTCCAATAGCATTTTTTTAATGGCATTGACCAAATCGTTGATAACGAGTTGGGATACGTTAAAGTCTCCGCCGGATCTTAATGGGCGCAGACTTTCTCCCTGGGGTCCGCCGTTGCGAGCCACCGGAATAATCGATCCAGGAGCAATTTTGACTGTCGCCGGGTTCAATACGCCATCGTCCGCGGCCGTATAGACGCCAGCCACGCTGATCGATGCGTTTTTAAGTAGCAATTCCTTAACTTTATTTAGTGTCTTAATGTCAGGTAAAGCGTTGACCAGGGGGCCACGGCCATAAACTTCACCGGCCACCTTCATATAACGGCCCACCACCCAGGGCGAACTCTTCTTTAGCTCACGATAAACGATTTCATTTTTACCCTTGGGTTCCAAAACATAATAGCAAACAGAACCTGTAAGGTAGTGATAGACTGTTGCCTCCAGCAAGTCGATCTCTTCTTCTGGTTTACGATCAATCTTTACCTGGAGATCGGCCGGGATCTTGGCATCTTTCCATTGTGTCGTGATCGCCTCACCTTTGACCCGCAACTTACGGTACACATTATCGACGGTACCGTGTTGGCCCTCTTCGAATGAGACCAGGTATTGCGGCACCGCGGTAAACCGGATGGGCGTATCTTTATCGCCCGGCATGATAAGCATTACGCCGGTACCGACGGCCATATCCAGTAGCATCTCCGATATTGCTAGGTCAAAATTAGTTTGCCGCAAGACTTCAAAGAATTTATCGGAGTAAATGTCCAGGGCGTCCGCTACTTCCTTGCGCCTACTTGCCGGGATCGACGATCCTGGCGTCAGTTGCATCCATTTACGGTAGGGCGGGAATAGGCCCGACTGGATCCGGTTCGCAAAACGCTGAGTAGAGTTGATCGCCGTCGAATCGAATACTCTGGCGCGCTTATGTTGACCAGGCGTTTTGCCCTCATACTGGCCGCTATACAGATTACGCTGGGGGAGCGCAAACTCGTAGCATTCTTCGTAGATTGATCGCCATAGATCCTTACGCGAATCCGCCAATTCTGCCCGCTTTAATACGTGTGCAACCGGCATTTTTCTCATTTTTTCGATTCCTTCATTCGCTTATATCTCGCAGAAAGCGACGCCGCTTTCCGTTTTGCATCTGCCGTCGAACTCGCGCCCCAGGCGCGTAACGATAAAAGTTTTCGCGTCGGCCTTCCCTTCTCATCGTAGTCAGGTCCAGCATTACCCGCCATCCTGGCCAGGAATGACGCCTTGCGACGTAACTGTTCCGGACCGGATGGCGCCCCCTTAACGGGCGACTTTAAATTTGATCCTTCGGTGCGCTTATAAAACGCACGTCCGGCCGCATTAAGGCCACCATTAGGGTTTTGGTATTTTTTCAACGGCATTACATATACTCTTTTTTGCGCTTCATCTTGCCGGCCATTTCGGATTTATGCTCCAGCTCAACGCGGCCCTTTACCTGGGCGGCGTATCGACGGGCCGCGACCATGCCCGCTTTGGTGTACGCAAATTTTTTAAGGACTTTTCCCTCTTTGTCATAGACTTCAGGCATGATTACTCCATTGTGTTGGTGCCACCAGCACCCAGGGATTGGGTAGTAATTCCCAACATTGGATTTTGACGATCCGGACTAAAAAGCAAACGCATACCGCCGCTTTGACGCGCGCGCTTTGTAGCTTGCAAGCGTTGCTGTTGCGCCCTCTCTTGTGCCGCAAGACGCTCCTCTTGTTTTCTCTGATTTTCAGCAATGGCTGGATCCGGGGCCGGTGGAGGCGGCGGCGCTGGAACAGACGGACTGCCAAATAATGCTCCCATAACTTTCTCCTATTAAGACAATGTATTCTTACCTTCGCCCGAGCCGCCGCCTAATGGTGTCCCGCTCATGCCCAAACCGGCCGAGCGCTCTTGGCTAAACAACAAACGACTACCCATCCGGCGGCGGGCGCGGGTATTGGCCGCTGTTTGCGCCTCTTCAGAAGTCGCTTTTACCGGCTCGGCTTTTATTTCTGCCTGCACTTGCCTTGCCGGCGGCGGCGCACTACCTCCACCGCCACTAAACATTCCCCCCATTTTTCAACCTCCTATACATAAAATGCGATTCACCGCTAGGGCCAAAAGCCTCTAACTCCGATTCTCTCTCAAAGTATAAGAACTCCGCCCACTTTTGTGCGCGTACATTAGAAGAACGGACTATTATCTGAATGCGCCGCAGTTGCATAGTGGTTTCAGCCCAAGAGAAAAATTGCCTCGCACAACGGCATAACGGTATCGCAACGGTATCAATATTGCGATCCGGCACCATCCAGGCTTCGGCAAGTCCTGGCCAAATGGGAATAATTCCAAAAGAAAGCATCGGCTTGCCGTAATAAAGACCGGTAAATGAAGGCCCCATATTGGTTTGATTCTTTAATCGGTCCAGCCAGTCCGGAACATTTGCCCTGGATTCGAGATCATGCTCGTTTAAATCCATCAAAGCAACGTGTCCGTAAAAAAATGGGACAATCCTACCCCCTTCCGGTAATCGGACATTGGATGTAAATCCACTTGTGTCTATCATAAAACGTCAAAATCAAAGTCGGCCGTGTATTGTTTGGCCTGAGTTCCGTAATTTATGCCACTCCTGGTCAAGCGCTTATACTCTCCGCCCCCTAGCATCAAATACGAAAACGCATCGCCGACGTGCGAATGCTGATTTTTATTCGGCGCATCTCTAAATCGCTCTTCGCCAGGTATCCCTACCCGTTTAAAATGATAACCACCAGCTAGCGCCTTTCGTAGTTTTGCACACGTGCGCGCCACTCTCAGGCCAGGCTTTCGATCAATCAGCCGGATCATAGGCGCGGCGCCAGCTTCACGACGTACCCCAAAATCATTTGTCGGCGCCGGCTGGACCTTGGTAAACCCCAAGGTCCGTAAGTGATCGAATGCCGTTGTTTCGAATATCGGATCGCGCGCCTGGCCGGCCGGGTCACCTGTTAATATGATTTGTGCTCTCGGGTATTTCATATTGAGCTGTTGCAGTAGCATCTGCCCAAAACGTTGCAGGCCCATATCTTCGGTGACAATCTCTTCCAGGATGTTCCAGGCGCCGGACGGCAAGCGTTGCCCGATCACGGCCGCGGGCGTCAAACCAAAGTCGCATCCAATCAGCAAAGGCAATTCAGGCACATACGTAATCTGATCGTCCACCATGGTCGAATCATCGTACTCCGCCCATACGGGTTTGCCTTCCTGGACGTACACGTATTGGGCGCCAACGTAGCATCGAATCCAGTCCAGGTTCTTACCGCCGAGTTGTTGCTCATAGTAACCGGGCGGCAAATTTTTAACGTTCTCAGCCTTGGGGTTTTCTAGCCAATGCTTACCGGCCGCGTAGATCGCGCCCGCCGTATCGGCTGGCACCTCAATCATGCCGCCGGGTTGCGTATAGAAATTCCACTTATATTTGCCCTTGACCGGTTCCTTTTCGGCAAGGCGATACCACCAGCCGTCATCATCGGGCGGGTTCGTATCGGCCCATATTCCGCGCCATGTGCAACCGCCATGCGTCTTACTTGGGTACCGTCCTACACGGGCCGTTAGTCCCTGGATCACGGCAAGCGGCAATTCGCGCGCCTCGTTGCACCAGCCGCCAGTTACTTCCAGGGACAACAGCTTGCGGACCGACTTGGTATCGTCAAGCGCTAGGAATATGACCTCACAATCTAACCCTGGCACCCCGTCGCGGGATGGCAATTGCAAATGGTGAGTGATCGGCGGGGACCAGCGAATCGGACCCCAAACATGCTCCGGGAATATTTCAAGCCAAGTCCTGATCGTCGTGGTCCTAAGTTCCCCGTAGGTGTTTCGGATGACTACAAATCGTGTATAGCGGATATTGTCCACCGGAGAAGGCGCTTGCCGCACCGCTCGCAAGAGTATTTCCGACGCGCATCCATACGACTTACCCGATCCGACGGGTCCCATAAGACCGCGGAAGAATGCATCGTCAGATAAAAATTGCGAAGTCGTCGGGCTTGTTGAGAAGTCTAGGTTGAGATCACCCAGCGCATCTAACTCATTCCCCGTTTGACGGTTTCTTGCCGTCGCGCCCATTTTCCTCGGCATAAATTACCTCTTCTACTTTCGATAAGTTAAGTTTGATCCCGATCATCGTCGGGCGGTTGCTTGTTTCTTGTGCCTGGTCCATCATGCCTGTTGCGCGGGCCAGCATACGCAACGCGCCCAGTTTGTCGTGCATCTCGACCTCGATCGAACTGCCGTACTTGCCGGGCGTTATCTTTACCTTCTTGATCGCTCTACGCACGTGCGGAGCCAGGGTCTCGCTGGCGTTTAGTACGGCTACGTTCCCGGTCCACGATACAACATCTGTTATATCCGCCTGAGCAATATGGCCAAGTTCTGTCGATACTTTTTCTTGGTTCTCCGGCGTCGCCAGCAAAGCGCGTGCCTGGCGCGTTGTAGTTAAGCTTTTCATTTTTACGCGCTTCCCCTTCCAAAATTACGCGCGTCCCTTTCCAAAATTTTTTTAACTTTGAACACTTCAAATTTTAATTCGCTGTAATCATCGACGCGATCCGCCTGGATTAGTAAATCTTTGGTCGCCTGTGCCAACTCCAAATAGTTCTCACACCAAAATTCGCATCTTTTTTGCCAGTATTTTTCGTCTGTATTCATAATTTAATCACCTTTTGCGTGTAGGTTATGGTCCATGGTTTATTTTAAAAAAGTAAAATTTAATGCAGGTAGCAAACCTTTGTTGCTGAGTTTGCAGAAAATTTGCTTGCCGTATGATAAGCCGTACGTTTCAGCCGATTCAGCATGGTGGGTGGGGTATGACAATAAAAAACCCGTTGCGTTTTGCGTTATCTCACAGTCCACACGCTGGCAAGATACGGCATATCTTTCAAGATCCGGAGTGATCCCGGAGTATCGAGGAAATGGATTACAAAAACGCATGATTACTATTCGAGAAATGTACGCCAAAAGAAAAAACTACACTTGGATCATTAGCGATACTACGTCTAACCCGCAAAGCTCGAACAGTTTGATTCGCCGAGGATATCAGTTGTTTGACCCAAGCGATCCATGGGCATACGCTCATAGTCTCTACTGGAGAAAGCGAATAAAGTAAATGCCTTACAAGGATCCGGAAATAAGAAAAATTAAAAACCGAGAGGCTAAAAAACTTTGGTATCAAAAAAACAAAGTAAAACACATAGCCGACGCGGCAAAATATCGCCGCGATACGCGCCGGTTGTGGATGGAGTTTAAGGAGACGCAAGAATGCGCTTTTTGTGGTTTCTCGCATCCGGCCGCAATTGACTTTCACCATGTCATCCGCGACGGAACCAAGCAATCTGTCAACCTTTTGGCCCAACGAGGTTCGTACGCGAAGGCGTATGAAGAAATTAAAAAGTGCATTCCGCTTTGCGCTAATTGTCATAGGATTCTTCATTGGCACGAACACGAAGAGGGCAAGGCCGAAAGAGCGAGGCAACGCGAAAAGAATAAAAAGAGCGGCTCCCACCCATAATCATTTGCCGATGGCTGTCAAAGCTAGGCCAATATTGCTGATCGCAAAACCAAAAAACGTTACCGCCTGGCCAAACGTTGCCTGACGGGCAAACGTTATCGCCACAATCAAATAAATCACGCCCACAAACCCGATTAACCATGGACCCATTTTTTAATCCCCAAAAAAATTGAAAAATCCGGAGCGATCCCCCCGCAAGATTACGAGCAATGGGGGGGGCCAAAGGTCGATTTTTGACGGATCGCGCGAAAACGCACCCCCCCATGCCTGTGCAAAGGCCAAACGTTCGATTGCCGTTTGCAAATTCACTCCAGGCCACCCCATTTGGCCACCTGGTCCAAAGTCAGCGGCGGATCCTTACGGTTTTTTCGGTTGTCGATGGTCGCTTGTACGGCCAGCTCCAGGATTTTGCCGGCGTCGATACCCTTTTCGGCCAGGCGCCTGGCGCATTCCATGCTCGCCGACACGTCGCGGACTACGCCGGACCCGCGCTCTACCCCTTGGCGGAACGCCTGCGCGATACCTTTAACTAGCTCGCTGTCACCCCCTACAACCCCCTTCCTATTATTGATGTAGTCTATGGCTTCCTGGTCTTGATAGTCCTCGGCTATAAATGGCCTTGCGGCGAGAAATTGCTCCCTGGTAGGCATTGGCGTCGCGGGGCCATCGAATAACACCTGATAGCGGTTCGTATAGTAGGCCGACTTTCGCTTATACGCGAATGGATAAGCCTTGGGTTGTAGCTTGCGAATGTAGCCATCTTTAATCAATCTCCCTATGTGCGTAGATACGGTTTTGATCGATCGGCTTACATGCCGGCTTAAAGTCTCCCTGGATGGGAAACAAATCCCGTAACCGTTCGTATGCAAACAGATCGCCGCCAGGACGCGGAAGGTCGTTGGATGCAAACTATCATCCTGGACGGACCTGGCTGGCAATATCGAATATTTCCTGGTCGCTGGTTTATCAGAAGGGGATATCATCATCCATGTCCAGTATATCGTTACCGGTTTTCGTTTTTGGATCCTTGGCTTCTCTCTGCAACTTATCTTCGGTCGATTTGCGAATTTGTTCAAAGCTCGTCACAACTTTGACAGTTGACGCACCGGGGAATTGCTTTATCAAGTCAATAACTTCTTTCGGAATCCACTTAACCACATCTTCAAGAGCAAAATACGCGAAGTCGGATTCTTGGGGAATCGCGGCCCGTGTCCGGACCAGTTTGACCACCAATCCGGCCGGATGCTCTACTTGCCACTCGGTACGGTCAATTGGTTGGTGTCCGGCCTCGCGGATCCGCTGGTCCGCTAATCGCAATCCACGGATCATGGCCTCGCATCTCTGCTCGACAAGATATCCCGCTTTAGCCTCCTTGGCTGTCTCCCGGATAAGTGTCAACTGCTTGCGTAACTTTCCGGCCAGCTCATCGCCACAAAGTAAGAACGACCTATCGTATCCCCAAGTTTGATTAAACCGATTCAATTCATCACGATAAATCTTCACTTGCGTTAAATCTTTCCAACGCTCCAACGGATCAATTTGTCCGCCGGACAAGACAGGACAATCTCCTAGAGAGGAGATTTGTCTGTCCGGTCTTGGCACTCGTTTGTCCGTACTTGTCCGTCGCCCGCCAGCCCTTGTATTCATTGGGTTCCTCTTGTCTGTCCGGCTTGTCCGGACTTGTCCGACGAAAAAGTTATCCACAGGATCCGGACAAGTCCATTTTGTCCGGATTTTATAGGGTTAACCCTTACTTTTTGCTCATAATTTAGGTTCATGCTTGTCCTTCCATACCCAACAAAAATCATCCCACTTGCCCACAATCCCACGTTCCTGAAGCGATTTTGCGGCGCGCAAAAATGCCTTCTTCTTGCTGTCGTCCGATCCATCGCTGATCTGCTTTCTCATGGCAAAATCGCGCCAAAGTGATTCTGTAACGGTGTAATAGCCCTTTGGGATATAGTTCCCGATCTGTCTTTGCTCCCCGGCATTTGATAACGCATCATGTAACGCATCCAAGATAAGGCGTTGTTGGCCCGATAGCTTTTTCCTGGCCACGATGTCCGCGGGTTGGTCTGATAGTGCCAGGACCAGGCTGGTCTCCACTTCTAGGGACAAGGGTCCGGCGGCCAGCTCCACACTGATCGCCTTAAACTGCATCGGATCGAGCGGCTCGGCGTCCTTCTGCTTTTCCGTGGTCAGGAGTACGCGGTCCGTGTCCCTTTCGACGCGCACGGATACATCCACGGCACCGATGAGGGCCGTGGATCCCCTGGCTCCCCGGTTGCTATCCTTGCCTGAATGGTGAATCGGTAATACGGCACAGCCGATTTGCTCGCGCACACGGTCCATATTCTTAACGGCCTTTCCCATGTCCTGAGCGGAGTTCTCATCGCCTCCGATCATGCAACGCGCTACGGTATCAAACACCACCATCGCCACTGGGATTTGAGGGTCCCTGGTTGCCTCGATGGTTTGCAATAGATCTTCAATTTCCATGTCGTCTAATAGGTTCACGGCCTTAGGGATCAGGTAGAACGGGGCGCTTTCTTCTTTTTCGTTGTGCTGGTGCCAGGCGCCGATACGCTTTCTAAATCCGCCAACGCCTTCGCCCGCCACGTAAAAGACTTGTCCCCTGGCGACTTCGTGCCCATGCCATTGCGCGCCGTGTGCCACGGTAAGCGCAATATCCAGCGCCGTGAACGTTTTTCCGCCGCCAGGTTCGCCGTAAATCATGGCCAGCGAGTGCTTGGGGATAAGCGAATTCACTAGCCAGGTGACCGGTGGCAATTGCGCAATCTCTTTAAGGGTCAGGATTCTTAGCTTGGGCGGATTGACTGGTGCGATCCAATCCTTTGCTAACGGGGCGCTCTTGGCCAGCTCAACGAGTTGCTCTTTCGTGCCGCCTTGGGCGATCCAATCCGATACGTCGCCCTTTTCTTTTAGGTCCGGAAGTTCGAGGATGCGGATCTCTGCGGCCGCGTTGCCGAGTTGCTCAATAATAACCTTCGCATGGTTCTGCCCCGCCTCATCGTTGTCCGGCAAAACGATGATCTTGCGCCCGGCAAAATGCAAGTTTAATTCCTGGGTCCATTTCTTGGCCCCGCCGGAGTTGCAAGATGCCAAAAGTCCAAGTTCCTTGAGGGCCTCGACATCCTTCTCCCCTTCGACCAGGAAGATAGCTTTTCTCGGATGCTCTAGGATGGCCGGGAGGTTGTACGGTAAAGGCGTAACGCCTTGAAGGTTCCATACGTGCTTGCCGTTCATCAATCGGCGTTGCCTGAAGTCCTTTGGCTCAAATCGGATCACCTCGTATACGATCTCGCCGGCCGCGTTGACGTACGGATATACGGCCTTGACCTTCTTGTTTTGGATAGGTTTAAGTTCTTCGTGTTTGCTAACCCTGGGTGTGAGTTGAATGCCCAGGTTCTCGGCCATCCAAGGCTCGATCTTGGCGCCGCCAGTTTCTAGCTTGATAAGGTCCGCGACCCCTCCGCCTTCGTTGGATTCGTGGTCGTACCAGGTGCCTTTTTCAAGATCGATTGACTTGGACCCATGCGTCCCAAACCGGATCTCCTTGCCCGGCTTGGATAGTTTTGTATTTGGTTCGCCCCAAAAAAACTTGGCGACTTGTTCTATGTGTTGTACCAGTTCCGTCATCGGATAAAAAAGACCGCGGCCATAACCGCGGCCCCTACTCAATTTTTATCAAAATTCGTCGTCTGCTTGTGCTGGCGCCTTAACTGGTGACGGTGTAACATTTTGAGGTTTTGATTGTGTGAACATGCTTGGATCGTAAAGGATAAAGTCAGAAGGCGGATCGATCCACTTTTCCAGGGTGAAGTTCGGCACCTGGGTGCTTCCCTTTCCGATCGCTACTACCGTTGATCCGGTGTATTTTAGGACTGGCACCTTGCCAGGATTTGCCCTGGATTGATCCGCAATGGCGCCCCATATAGCCGACAATCCCTTATTACTTCCGGCGGAGTTGGTGGACCACTCGCGCTGGCCGATTGCTTTACTGTAAATTTGCAGAGAGAAGCCGCGTTTATGTTCGTCGCTGGGCTGGTCACCCTTGACGCCTGGGCGCGTATCCCATTGCCAGGACGGCGCCGTACCGGCCACGATCTTGCCCCATCCAGTTTTTAAGCTGGAATGATCGACCAAAAATTGACCGAGTTGTACCTGGTTGCCGTCCACATTCCACGTGCCGGTGCTGGCGTTGTAGCGGATATATTGCCCGCCGCCTTCGCCCGTTAAGCCTAAATCAAAGCTCATTTTCTTACTCCTTGCTATCTGCTAAGTTAAAAAGCCCGTATTGACGATGCCACAAGAGCATTGTCTCTTCCGGGATCACGTATAGGCGCGGCTTTCTGTCGGCTCGTACCACTAGAAAATCGCTCCCTTGCTGGTCCAAGGCGTCGTATAGCACCCCGAATCCATCTTTGCGGCGCTTGCACTCGACCGTATAACCGGCCAGCATCACATCGCCAATGAACATGCCGCCAGCTCCGCCCGATAACGGGACGCGCTGGGCCTCTACGCCTTGTGCTTTCCAGGTGTGAACGACTTCAAGCTCAAGTTCTGCGCCCCGCTCGCGATTACGCCTACCCCCGGCCATGTAGCACCTGATCGATGCGTTCTTCAATCGCCTGCCGCCTAGCGCTCAACCCAATCGCTATCAGCTCTTCTGCCAGGCTAGACATTGAGCGGCGCTCTTTGGTTGATTGATCTTGCAGGTCCCGGCGCAGTTTTGCCGTCAGGTGCAACTGAGTAGGTTTAGTGAAGTTTTTATTCATGTGTTGTTTTTAAGAAATTTTTTTTGTTCAGGTGTTGCAATGGTACCGTGATGGTGGCACAATGAAAGCGTACAAACAGCAAACGAAAGGAAATCAGACCATGAAACAGTATCTCAGTTGTGCAGAAACCGCAGTAATGATTCGCCAGGTTCTCAAAGAATCGTTCCCTGGTGTGAAGTTTTCCGTACGGTCCAGCGTTTACTCCGGCGGCGCATCGATTAATATCAAGTACCAGGACGGCCCAAACGCCGACGCAGTAAAGGCCGCAGTCTCGATTTTTGAGGCGTCCTACTTCGACGGGATGCAAGACTACAAGGGTCAAAACTATACCGCGATCGACGGCCAACAAATCTGGTTCGGTGCCGATTTCGTGTTCGTGGATCGTAAGATTAGCGATGAGTTGTACGCCGCCGCTATCGACGCCTTGTATGTCAAGTTCGCCGGTAACTTCGCCAGCGATTCCCTTCCACGTGTGACCGTTGAAGAAGTAAAAAACGGCGCGTCATATAGCCGCGAGATCCCTGGCCTTGGTAACGGATTGTACGGCGGGTTCAATAGATACCTGGGCCAAGTTGTCGAAGAGTTGTCCGCTGACTTTCCCGTCCAGCAGAGCGCGACCCTGGCTCGGATTTCTAGCCTGGGCGATGACGGTTACGGCCAAGGTTGTGTCGGTAGGTTGGCCGCTTGATTAACCAAGGGGATAAGTTATGAAAGTCATCGCGTATTACCGAGTGAGTACCAAGAAACAGGGCGATAGCGGTTTGGGTTTAGAAGCCCAAAAAAACACAATCGAGCGATTCCTAGCTGGTTCATCCTATGAGCTTGTCTCCGAGTATGTTGAGATTGAGAGCGGCCGCAAGACCGACAAGCGCAGACCACAATTGCGCGCCGCCCTGGAGCAATGCGAAATTCAAGGCGCGACCCTGATGATTGCCAAGCTAGACCGTTTGACCCGTAACGTCGGATTACTAACGACGCTCCTGGATCGCCAGGTTCCGATCATGGCGCTTGACATACCAAACCTACAAGATCCAGCGATGAGCCGATTCATACTCCAGCTCATGGCCAACGTCGCCGAATTGGAAAGAGCGCAGATCTCAGACCGTACTAAGAAGGCCCTAGCGGCGCGCAAGGCGAGGGGCATGGCATTGGGTTCACCCGCCCCAGCCAACGGCGCCAAGGCCGGCGGATTAGTTACGGCGGCCCAAGCAAAAGAGTTTGCTTGCCAGGCATACCCCGTGATCCAGGAATTGAAAGCGTTCGGATGCTCGACCCTTGCCAAGATCGCCGCGGGTTTATCAGCCAGGGGAGTTGCCACGGCCACCGGTAAAAAAGCCTGGTCCGTGAGTGCGGTGCGCAACGTAATTAACAGATACGAGGCCATAATATGAACATCGTCGCAAGAGCTACGCTATTTGCGTCCCTTAAACATAGTGGCAAAGTCCGTAAATTTTCCGGCCTGCCTTATATCAGCCATCCGGTGCAAGTTTTGCAGACTGTGCGTGAAGTTACAAGTGACAAAGAAATTTTAGCCGCCGCAGTTTTACACGACGTCATTGAGGATTGCGACGTAACTTATACCGATTTAGCCCAAGAGTTCGGCGAGCGAGTAGCCTCCCTGGTTTACGAGGTTACCGACGCGGCCGATGACAGCGACGGCGACCGCGCCACGAAAGCATTTTTAAATCGTGCCGCAATGTCGAACGCCAGCGCTGAAGCGCAGACGATAAAGCTGGCCGACATCATCTCTAATCTTTCTTGGTTCGATATTGCCCTGAAATGTGATCCATCTTGGGCAAGAGTGTATTTGGTCGAAAAAATCGACATGATTAATACTCTGACCAAAGGCGACGCGTCTTTAAAAAAGCGAGCGTTAACAGTTGCCGCTCGGCTAGCCATAAAAACCTGAGCGGTTCATTTTATGTTTACTTAATGGAGGTTCGAATGAAAAAATTTTGTTTGTCTGTTTTGCAATCCTTAATGATGCTTGCGTTTTCCGTTTTTTTGGCATTCATGGTCACCGAATGGATGGCTGGTTGCGGCGAGTATTACTACGACGCAAAGGGCCGCCTAGTGCTGAACGAGTGTGTGTTTATTGACTTCCCGAAAGGAGAATAAAATGGTTGGAAAAATTACAAATGATATTCTGCCGTCCGGGTCACGGATCCCAGGCATTATGGGGGTATCCCCTTTCCGTTCACCCAATGACGAGCTGGCGGCCAGCATCGACGCGCTAGAAGGCAAGCCGCGCCCACCGTTTGAAGTTGAGGCCGCAGACTGGGGCAATACTTTGGAGCCAATCATCATCACCGAGGCGGCCAAACGCCTGGGGATTACGATCAAAGAGTTCCAAGTTGACTATGCGCTTTCGTACTTGGAAGATGACGAGATCATTTTGCAATGCTCGCTCGATTCGATTTTGGAAGGAGACGGCCGCACGATTAAAACTGATCCAGACCTGCGCATTTATGTGATTGGTGCCAATCAAATCACATTGAACGGCCTTGGGTGTTGCGAATCAAAATTAACAAGTGCCATGCCTGAAGAAGAGCCGCCCGCATATCGCGGCCCGCTTCAGCTCCAGGCACAACTGCTATGCGCTGGCTTTACCTGGGGAGTGATCGCGACTTTGTACCGAGGGACCGAGTTGCGCTTATTCTTTTACCAGGCGAGCGGAAATATGCAGACCAAGATCATTGATGTTTGCAAAGAGTTCACGCGCCGCGTTAATAGTAAGTCCTGGTATCCGGCCGTTAATCCAGCCGATGCCGTGAAAGCATACCCGACCGTTGACGAATCTAAGCCAGCGATCGAGTTGGCCGGTGATGTAGGCGAGTACGCGCGCCGCTTGATCGAGATCAAGGCCCAGGCCAAGATCTTAGACGAAGAGATTGACCAACTCCAGTCAAAGATTATGGACACGATGGCCGATGCTGAAGAAGCGTATATTAAAAACGAGGACGGATCTGTTGCGGCGCGAATCAAGTGGGCCATGAGGTCGTATAAGGCCCAGCCTGAGAAAGTGACGCCAGCTAAACCGGCAAGGATAGAGCGTGCTAAAACTTTACAAATTTTAGGAGTGTCATGAAACTTGCGCCGACCCCGATGCAAAAAAAAATGCTAGATCATTTAGGAGAGTACTACTCTCAGCATGGCACCTACCCAAGCATGCGAGAAGTCTGTAAACACCTTGGGTATAAAAGCCCATCTACGGTCCATGCGATGATGCACCGACTAGAGCGGCGCGGTTTGATTAAGATCAAACCGTACCTTACTAGGGGAATTGAGATTGTGGTAAATTAATTCATCCAGGTGTCAAGTTCCTGGACTTGCTCCCCGCCCAGTGCGGGGATTTTTTTTAAGTAATCTGCGCGCCTTCTTTCAACTGGGCCAGCGTTAACCCGGCCGTGTATTGGAAGTGAGCAAACTCCCTAAACGTTCTCCAGCGGCCAGCCCATTCGAGGCCCACGGATTCACCGATCTCGCCGATGCGATTCCACAATTTGCCGTCCTCTCCGGACGTACTCCATACCGGTTTGCCATTACGCAACGGCACGACATCAACGGCGCATTGAAAGTTATGGAATGATTCTCCACCCTTGGCATTGGTGACAATCTTGCCAGGCTTAGTTCGGCCCTGGGCGTACAGCTCGTTTTGGCTTTCTTGGTCCCGGAATGTTGACGTGACCAAGAGATCGATCCCTTCCGCGGCGCAAGCGTCAATTAAGGCCCGGATTTTTTTTTCGACAACTGGCAAGAGATCATCGAGTTGACGCGAGTTAATCATTAGTCTTTCTTACGGATCGTAATAATTTTCTCTAAAGTGCGGCCCCCGAAGTACGCGCCCATGACTAGCATGCCCCATTGCCCAAGGAGTTCCACATAGGCCGGGGCGATTTTAAATCCAGCTCCATCGGCCACGGCAAAAAGGATATACGCCGTAAGTATATAAACGAGGGTGAGCGGGCGAATGTTCTTGGCCAGGGTGCTATCGGATAGCGCGTCGGCTTGCCAGCGTTTGGTGATCTCTTGCGTCTCAATGTTGTCCGCCTGGAGTTCGGCCAGGCGCCCCTCTTGTTGCATTTTTAAAAGTTCTTGCTGGGCCTTGGCTTTGGCTTCAGGATCCGGGATAAATTTATCCAGGACCTTCATGCCGACATCGAATAATGCGGTGAGTGGAAACATTATTTTTTCCCTTTAACCTGGCGCGCCTCAGAAAGAGCGATCGCGACGGCCTGCTTGCGACTAACGACTTTCTTTCCGGAACTGGATTTTAATTCGCCGCCCTTGTATTCACGCATGACTTTTTCAACTTTCATCATTTGCTTACCGGTCATTGGCATTACTTGCTCCCCATTGCTTTAGCGCGAATGTTGTCTATCATGTTTGGATAAGGACGGCCGGCTTTCTCGGCCATCGCTTTGGCCGCCTTTAGCTGGCCAGGCGTTAACTTTTTAGATTTCCCCAAGGACTTGGGGCGATCCTTTTCCCATATTGGTTTTGTTGCCATACTATTCTCCAATCATTTCTTAAACACTAAGTCTGCGACCCATGTCACAAATCCACCGAATAAGGATGCTATACCCATAATCGCCCAAAGTGATCCCTTTGATCTCTCTGCCATAGCAACTAACTTTTTAATGTCGGCTTCCATTATTCCGACTTTACTCTCTAAATTTTCAACGGCTTGAACTAATTTGCCATATTCAATTGGATTAATATCGGCCATTTTAGTGCTTCCCTGTAAAAAGGTTGAGACCCATTATTCTTCCTTTGGTGGCTCATCCGCCGGTAATGGTGTATTGCCTTCTTCAAGCCACTTTAAATAGGCTTGGTAGTCTGTGTTGGCTGGGTCGAATGGGATGAAGGC